GTTGGTTTATTTTATGAATATTGCGTTGTGTAGGTCGGCATCTCTGTGCCACTCCTTCTTGGCCTCGATCATTGCCTTTTTCGGATTAAGCGGTATCGCTCGCGACATGGACTTGTGGTCGAGAACTTCCTGCTTGCTTGCTGAGACGTGATACTCAAGGTGAGTCTCTGTTTCAAATATCGTGTAGTAGATTCTTTTTCTGAACATATTTAATTTTCCTATTAAGTTATTAGTGAGGTATCAGTATAATTGATTGTCAATAGGTTGTCAATAGGTGAAAGGTGATTAATCATCAAATAATCTGGATGATCCAATCCCGTTTACTGATCCACCCTCGAAATCGGTCACTTGCGGAATGTAGTTATGCTCTATCACCAGCTCTGCCTCCCATATTCGAGCCAGCGTCTCGTTTAGCGTTGCCCTCTCCCTCGACTCCTCCCAAGAGGCCATGAAGGTTGCTGTTGCATTTGCTAGACGCTGCAATAATTCTTTTTTTGTTAGGCTTAACATTCTTCGGCTCCAGTTGTTATTGGCTGATTCTGGTGTACTCGTACCACATCCATTCGTGATATCCGACCTGATTTGTTTCTGGGCAATTGTCGTTGTGACCAACACATATTGATTGGGCTTCGCTCTCTGACTCGACCACCTTGATTGTGGTCTTCCTCGCTCCGCCATGGGGCTCGTAGCCGTAAGGCCAATCTGAGTTCTTTCGGTATGCTTTGCGCTTGAATATTTCAAATTTCATTTTATTAATCCTCTGTTGCGTGACAAACAAAAGCCATAAATCTAACTCGGTCGTTATGGGTTGGCATGATTTCTGCCTCGTCCCAGTCAAAGAAAGTCATGGAGCATAATTCGACTAGCTCTGATCTAGTTAACTCGTCTAGCTGCTTGTATGCAACCATGAAGTCACCGTTTATGTAATTGTCGTATACGTCTGTTAACTTATTCATGCTGATTTGCTCGGTAAGTAGTTAGTGAAACCACATATTAGGCTATCGTCAATACGTTGTCAATAGGTTAAACGAATTTAATTCACTATCGTTAGGCTTTACGCTCAGATAGCGCCCGTGTTAGGCTTCGAGTCCACAATATCATTATATAAAACAATAGCGGAGACCCAACCATGTCTGAATTTGACTTTCTGAACGACGAAAAGCTAAGCACCGAAGAGAAAATAGCCAAGGCAGAAGAGGCCGTTACTGGCCTGAAGGATAAGAACACAGAGCTATTGGGGAAGCAGGTGGGGATGCGCGCAGATAACGCGACTCTAGTTAAGCAGCTTTCCGCCCTAGAAGGGATTGATCCAGACGAGCTGATTGCAGCAAAAAGCAGAATCAGCGAGCTTGAAGGTCAGGTCGGCAAGAATAAGCTGGGCGACAACGAGCTTCAGGAAATAATTGCGGCGCAGACAGCCAAGATCGACGGCCAGTACAAAGATCAGCTAATGACGCTTCAAGGCAAGAATAAGGATCTGACCGACAAATACGGCAAGATCGAGGCGAAGAATCACCAGCTACACCTAGGAAGCATTGTTCTGGAGGCTACAGCAGCCTCTGGCGCACGAACTAACGCTATCCCAATAATCACTAAGCTTGCCGCAGAAACTTGGAAGGCGAGCGACTCAGGCGAATTTACACCTCAGAACGAGAAGGGTGAAACTATCTCCAATTCAGACGGCACAGGAACCATTACCATGTCCGACTGGGTTGAGGGCTTGAGAGTTGAGCATGATTACCTTTTCAGCAAGCCAAAAGGCGGCAACCTCGACAATGATAAGACCAATAGCGGAAAAAATATAGGCAAGCTATCCGAAGCCGATAAGCGCGCTATGATCGATAATAACGCTGATTCAGCAAAAGACTTGCCACGCTACGCATAATGCCCTAAAGTGTGTGACATGCAAAAGCGGTTAGGCCGTTTCCCCATACCGCTAGGCGGATAATTATTAGCACTTAATATAAACCTAGCTTTTCACTGGAGAAACCCTAATGAGCTTAGTACAAATTTCTGACATCGTTCAACCCGATCTATACTTATCGTATAGCTCAGTCAATTCCGTGGAGCAATCTAAAATTGTCGCCTCTGGAATCATCCGAACAGATCCACTCTTGAATCAGCTATCAGCTAATACTCAAGGCTCGATCAACCTTCCATTCTGGAATGACTTATCCACATCTAGCGAGCCTAACGTCTCGACTGATGACGCGACTCTAGCCACTCCAGAGAAAATCACCACAGGCAAACAGATAGCCTTTCCGTCTGCGTATAACAACGCATGGCAGGCTGCCGACCTTGCTGCTGAAGCTGCTGGCTCTGATCCTAACGAGCGAATTCGTGACCGAGTAGAAGCTTACTGGACTCGTCAATTGCAGAAAAAAGTTGTTCAAGTAGCACAAGGCGTATTAGCCGACAATGTTGCTAACGACTCAAGCGATATGGTGAACGATATTTTCAGCGAGACTGGATCAGGCGCGACTGCTGCAAACAAATTCAGCTTTGATGCTTACGTTGATACAGCCTTCACTCTTGGCGACATGTTTGACACTACTGGCGCACTAATCATGCATTCAGCCGTGTATCAAAACCTAGTCAAGCAGGGTGACATCACCTTCATTCGTGATGCTGAAGGTAAGCTCCTATATGGAACTTACTCTGATCATCAGGTAATTGTGGACGATGGCTCATTCACTCGCGCGGGAACTACTGATGGAGTTGTGTATACCACCATTCTTGTTGGCGGTGGCGCGTTTGGCTTTGGTCAATCGTTGGCTCGTGTTCCAGTCGAAGTTGAGCGTTCTGCGCTTGCTGGTACTGGCGGCGGCGTAGAGACTTTTGTCTCACGAAAGCGTTGGGTTTTACATCCATACGGTTTTGCCGCTACTGCTCCAGCTGCTGAGGGTTACACCAATACTGAATTGGCGGCCGCAGCTACTTGGAATCGAGTTGTTGCTAGGAACAATGTTCCGTTAGCGTTCTTGCGCACTAACGGCTAGGTTTCAGTCTCCGCTTTGTCCTAGTTGTTTTTACAGAGTTTCCCCCTCTTTCGGGAGGGGGATATTCTCCACCAGAAGGATTAAAAAATGTCAGCGAATAAAAAAGTAAACAAAGACGGCCTACCTCTTGGAAGAGCCCTAACAACCGAAGAGGTCAGAATGTATAACCTCAAGATGCGGAACGCCTCAAAGTCTGAGACGAAAGCCAAAACCAAGAAATAAACCGTCATGGCTCTTATTACAAATACTGAAGCCGATACCTTGTTATCGGCTTCATCTGTTTGGACTGCCCTTACTGAGGCTCTAAAGACTACGCACATAGAGTCTGCCACGGTATTGTTAAACAGTCTGAATTGGAAGGGTGTAGTCACCTCGGTGGCTCAGGCTGACTCTTGGCCTAGGACTTCTGTTCTCGATCGAGAGGGGCGAGTCGTTACATCCACCGAAGTTCCATCAGCAATACAAAACGCTTGTGCTCAGCTTGCCCTCAAAGCTGCCGCTGGGAAAGCTCTATATCCTGACTACGCATCACAAAAGGTGATTAGCAAGTCAGCAAGCGGCGGTCCCGCTTCAGTCCAAACGGTCTGGTCTGAAGGTTCTTCTGAGCCTTCGCATAAATGGCCAGAAATACATGTGCTCTTCAGTCAATTCATAATCAGCAATGATCAATTATTGAGGGGTTAGCCATGGGCATGTCTCAAGACCTTATAGACGGACTCTCAGCAGCCTTTGATGGCGACTTATCTGATGCTGTACACTCATTCACATATCAATCACAGTCTACTGGTGTGATAAACCCGTCTACTGGAGTAAGAGACTCTGCTTCCGTCATTGCGACAGGTAGAGGAATTCCAGACGAGTTAAACTCAGTTACAATAAGCAACACCGAGGCAGGCAGGATTGGCGACATCGAGCTAACTTTTTTATCTAGTGAGTTGATCGACTCCTCCAGCAATATCATCACCCCAGTAACAGACGGAAAGGTGACTTTGCGCAGCAAGGTTTTTGCCGTCATAAACAACCCAATATCTGACCCTAGCGGAACAGTCTCAACAATTATGCTGAGGGGCTAATCATGCCATTCGACTCACCCGTTGAGGGATACGTGGACGAAGTGGAGGAGCGAGTCACAAAGCTCGTCAGGCGAATCGCCTTAACTGCCCTTAAGGGTGTTATCTCCGCTTCACCAGTTCAAGACGGCCCCTTTCGCGGGAACCATCATGTCGGCTTAACAAAACCCGACCACAGCTCTTCATCAGCAGCAGACAAGTCTGGAAGGACGACTCAAGCAATGGGTGAGCGCAAAATAGGTGCGTCAGAAAGCTATCCGACAATCTGGATTTCAAACGCCATGCCTTACGCTAACAGGCTGGAGAATGGATGGTCTAAGATCCAAGCCCCAAGGGGCATTTATTCAGTAACATTTACAGCAGTAATGGCGAGGTTTGCACATGAGTTACGAGACGCATAGACAGAACCTGTACACCTACGTTAAGGCTAACTTTAGTGGTGCGCCTGTAGTTTACGACAACGTTGGCGGGAATGATGAATCAATGCCGTATGTGATAATGACCATCCTTGATGGTGACACAATCACACATAACTCTAGTAATCGCTTTGTTGGTGAGGTTGTGTTCCAAGTGATTACAGCACATAATGGTGGCGAGCAACCTGCGAGGCAGCTAGCCGACACACTCTTTGCCTTATTTCACGACAAGTATATCAATAACGGATATTACGGACCCGCGAGATTGGGCAGAATCGGTCACGCCGAGGGCGTCTATCAACTTAATATGAGCGTCTCATATAAATATGATGCTTAACGCCTTCGGAGGCACAGAATGTCTGAATCAAACGCAGTACAAATAAAATACGTTGCTGAAGCGACTATCGGAGCCACTCCAGTAGACTCTACAGCATGGAAAGACCTACGCTTCATCAGCGACACTCTTTCTGGTACGACTCAAGTAAAGGCTAGTGATGAGTCGAGAGTCGATCGAAATGTCTCGGATCAGTACGTCACTGGAGTAACTACTTCGGGCGGCATATCTTGTGAAGTTCACGCAAGCACCTACTCTGACTTCATCCAAGCAGCGATGTGTGGAACGGCCGCTTCTGGTGTAACCAAAATTGGCCTCACCGATCGCTCATTCACCATCGAAAAAGAATTCACCGACCTTAGTGGATTTAAGGCTCTGACCTTTACTGGAATGCGGGTAAGCACCGCAGAGCTGAAGTTCTCTTACGGATCTGCTGTAACCGCAGACTTCTCCTTTGCTGGACTAGTTTCTGCCGTTTCTGGCGGAACAACTCTTGTGGGTTCAGGCTCAAGCACGGCGATGAATACGAATGTCGTGATGCAATCTGGCGGAAACCTTGGAGGCTTGCAGGTTGATGGTGCGTCCACTGGAATCGTCTTCAAAGACATATCGGTGAAAATCGACAACAGCATGAGAGCTGTAAACGGTGTTGGCTCAAACTTCGCGCAAGACCAGAAGAAGGGTCGAGCACTAGTTACTGGCAACATAAACATGTATCTCGACGATGCTGCATGGTTATTTTTAGCTCATTCACTGGATCAGACTGATTTCTCAGTAGGATTCAATGTCACAGACGGAACCAATACAATCGCTATATTGTTGCCGAAGCTGAATATTACTGGAGCACTTCCTTCAAGGCCTGGGCCAGACGCTGACGTTATGTTTAACGGCTCGTATACAGCTCTTTATGACGCTACTGAAGCGACTAGTTTGAAAATAACTGAAAGCTAACTTTTACCAAAAAACGGAGACAATATCATGGGATTTAATCCTAATCAGTACAAGCCGACCAACACCGAAGGCGTTTGGGAAAGCTGGCAGGGCGGTCGATTCCTGATTGCAAAATCAGGAACGGCTCGCCATACCCGTATTCAGGAAGAGGTGTTCGCACCTTACAAGCATAAGCTTAGTATGCCCTCGTTTTCGGACGATAAGCGTAAAGAGCTTTATGCAGAGGTTGCTGCAAAAGGCATCCTTGTAGGGTGGGCTGACCTGTTCGACGATAGCGGTGAGGAGATACCTTACTCGGTAGACGCTGCCGCACAAATGTTGCTGGACATACCAGAGTTGCTGAGCTTTGTCAGTCAGTTCTCTATCAACCATGCAAACTACCGCGCTGAGACGGTGGCTCAAACAGCAAAAAAGTCCGAGAAGCCTTCGATTGGCATAGGAAGTGGGGAGGAGAAGATCAGCAAAAAAACCTAGAGTTCTTACTTCAGGTAGCTGACCAAACAGGCAACGTCCCTAAAGCTATTAGGGACATGCCGAATCTTGATGTAGTCGAAAGTCAGTATGTGAATGCGTACCAATTCTTGAGGCCATCAAAAATGAATGGTATGAGCCGAGGGCTGATTCCTCTAAGTGAATATGCTGCTTACGCGCAGCTCTTTGACCTACCAGAAGACCGTGAAACTTGGTCTTATGTGATTAGGGCAATTGACATAGAGATAGATAACAGTGACGACGAAAACCCTCAATCTTAAGTTTAATGCTGACCACTTAAAACGTGAAGCGAAAGAAGTCCAGCGAGAGCTTGGCGGAATCGACAAACAAAGCGCAAAGACAGATAGATCATTCGCTAGTCTAGCAAAGACCACAGCTCTGGCAACAGCAGCCCTTGGACTTGCTGCTGGTGCTATCGGATTCAAGCTCGCCCGATCATTCACTGAAGCCGCAGTAACCTCTGAGAATTATCGGGTTAGGCTTAACGCTCTTCTGGGCTCCCAGAAAGAGGGCAACAGGGCGTTCGAGGAAGGCTCTAAACTAGCAGCTAAGCTGCCATTCCAATACGAAGAGATAATGGGCGCCGTGACGACCCTCTCAGGCGTTGTGACGGGCGGTGTGGACGAGATAACTGAGTGGATTCCGATTATTGCTGACTTAGCGACCGTTTCTGGTCTCTCAATCGAAGACACGACCGCACAAGTTCAAAAGATGATGGCTTCTGGTGCTGGTGCAGCAGAGATGTTTAAGGACAGAGGCATTAATGCAATGCTGGGCTTTCAGGCTGGCGTAAAAGTTTCAGCAGAGGATACTAAAAGACGACTGATTGCTGCCTACGAAGACCCCATGAGTAAATTCAGAGGGGCTTCAGAGGAGATGGCTAAGACGTGGGATGGCACCATGTCTATGATTTCTGACAAAGCGTTCCAGTTCAAAAACGCAGTTATGGACGAGGGAGTGTTCGACTACTTTAAGTCTCTGGCTGGTATAGTTAACGACGAGCTAGGAGGCGCGCTGGATTCAAGTACTGGAAAGATAAAGACCTTTGCTGACGCCACCCTAGATGCTTTCGGGCAAATTCTTATCGGGGGAGGTCATGTGATGGACTTCTTCTCTACCCTAGCAATAGGGCTGAACGTCATCCACAGCGCATCCCTTAATCTGGCTAACGTCTGGACAAACATTTCCTCCATGGGAATGTACAGAACCAAGATTATGGCGTTCTTTACTGGAATGGGTGATGAATTTCAGCTTGAGATGGATAGGATGCTCCTGATCAATCAGAACTCTCTAAACAGCAGAGAGCAGGCGATAGCTCAGAACAACATCGACATACTGAATCTGATAAACAATGACTGGAGCGAGATGGCGGAAACAATCCATGATTCCGCAATGGCCTCCGCCAAGGCAGTCACTGATTCGCACGAAGCGATAAACGGATCGTTCAGCAGCCTGAACCTTGCCGCAAAATTTAACGCAGAGCTTCAGGCCGAATTCGCTGAGGAGCAAAAAGAGGCCTCCGACAAGGTAGCGGCAGCCGCCGAGAAAGAGGCTGAGGCGGCCAAGGAGGCTAAAAAAGAGCTGGAGAGGCTGCTCAAGTTCAAAAAAGACGCCATTCAGTACACGATAGACCTCGTGGATCAGATGGATTTCGAGCGTAAAATGATAGGGGAGTCCACGCTGGAAATTAAAATACAGACCGCGATAAGAGATGCCAACGCTAAGGGTATCGAAGGCCAAGACGCGGCAATCCGATCCCACATCACGGCTCTGGATGACGAGCAAAAAGAGCTGGACAGGACAAAAGAGGCTCTGGAGAAACTAGAGGAAGAGGGCGAGGTGTTTGAGAAGCGATGGGAGGCCATGGTGGACAACATCCAGTCTGAATGGGCTGACACAATTCACAATGCTTTGTGGACTGATGGCCTAGACTCCTTTGGAGATTTCACCGACGCTATTCTTGATATGTTTAAACGCATGATTTCAGAGATGGTAGCTGCTTGGGCAATTAGCGGCCTCATTGGAATATTCACTGGTAAGGGCTTTGATGGATTCAATATGGACGCCTTCACTGGTGGTGGTGATTTCTCATCTCTATTTAAGAAAGGAACATCTGGAACATCTGGAGTGACTGGAACTAAATCACTAACTGAATGGGCGGGAGATAAGCTAGGCCTAACTGAGAGCCAGACAGGCGATGTTCTTGGCGGTGTGGCTGCTGCGTTCGCAATATATAACGGCTACAACGCGATTAAGGACGGCAACACCACTCAGCAGATAGGTGGAGGACTACAGATGGCCTCTGGTGGCGTTGACTTGTACAACGCATACCAAGGCTTTAATGGCGGAACAAAATTGAGTGGCGCAGCCGTCAATGGTTTAGGTATGGCTGGCGGATTGTACGGCATGTATGCTGGAATAAAGCAAGGCGGTCCCATGGGATACGGCTCAGCAGCTCTTGGCGCGTATCAGACCTATCAAGCAGCACAATCAATGGGATGGCTTGGTCAGAGCGCAACAGCATACGGTCAGCTCGGCACATTCTCAAACCAATTTGGAACGGCCGCGCATGGACTTCAGCTTAATAACGCTGGTCAGCTAGGTCAGGGCGCAAACGGCGCGAGCTACGTTTCTGGATCGGGCGGAGTGCCATCAGGCACTAGCGCATTAGGTTATGCTGGAGCAGCAGTTGGTGTTGTTGGCGGCCTATACGGCATTTACGCTGGCGCTAAAGAGGGCGGCACTTCGGGTTATGCAGGCGCAGGCGCAGGAGCGATTGGAGCTTATGCTGGAGCAGCAACATTATCTGGCGGCAGCACAGCAGCTCTTGGTGCGATGGGGCCTTATGGCTGGGCAGCAATGGCGGCCTTGGCAGCACTTAGCGCATTAACAGGTAACGCGAGGGAGTACAGCCAGATATTACAAGAGGATTACTTGCCTGACCTTCTTGGTGCTCAAGCACAAAATGAAGCTGTCGGAGCTAATGGTGGAATCGGTTTTGCTGGAGGAGGAAACACAGCGATATTCGGCGCCAACTGGGGCAACGACAGATCTGGATTAACCGCGCAGATGCTGAATGATAGCGGCGAAAATGGCTCAGGTGGATTCTTCACTGGAGCGCAAGAATCACTCGACGGCTTCGAGGCTGCATTACGGGCGGCTGGCTTTGGCCAGATAGGTAAAGGCAAGCTCGACAATGTTGGCGGTGTTCTTCGGGTTTTAGATCCTGATCAAGACATGGCCGCGATACAAGCGGTCTGGAAGGCTTACAATGACGGCTTGGAGCAATCCATAGAGGCGAGCGCAG